CCCTGGCTTGGATCTTCTCCCGGATACCAGGAGGGTTGCTCTATTGTTATATGCCTCAAATGACTTAACACTTTTTGGCCTTCCTGTGATTTAAATAACCCACCATATAATATGTCCAGGTCATCCGCTTTCTGCGGTTTCGTCTGAGCCTGGTCTAATCCTTCCCAACCCTCTTCCGAGCTCATTGCAGCGCTCCAGCAACTGTTTCATCTGTTGGCATTTCGCCTTGTTGCTCGGCTGCCATCTGTTGTTGCATTTGCTGCATTAATGCTTCGCGCTCATCTGGCGTATTAAGTAAGCGCATATCAATTCCCATCTTCTCAGCAATAAAATCTACTATCTCTGATATGTTTAAAGCAGTCTGACCGCCTGGGCCAAGAGAATTAGCTATTTGCATAAAGTTTATAATTTGATTTACTTCTTCCATTTTTGGCGCTTCAGCCAATGGAGAAACCGGAGTTACCTTTACCTGGACACCATTAACTTTTAACGGCATACGAATAAATCCCTGGCGATCCAGAACAAACAAGATGCGCGATACAAGCGGTATCATTATTTCTGTCATCAATCGACCGAAAGCAGATCCTAAATTTGTGGCCAACTCACGTTGCCTTGCGGCTATCTCTGTAGCTGATCGAGCGCTCATAGTATCCTGGGGCAAGCTATCGTCCATCAAAATCTTTTTAATGTTCATTGTTAGATCCTGGATAACAATCTGACTTGTATTAAAATCCCCGGCCCGGGGTAACGGAGCCAGGGAAGCACCTTGCGGCCCACCATTTCGTGCGACTGGGATAATTGCACCTGGTTGTATTTTTATATTCTGGGGGTTTAATACACCATCATCGGCTGCAAGGAATACGCCTGATATTGCAAGACTAGCATTTTTTAAAATTAATTCTTTTGTTTTGTTTAGAGTTTTAATGTCTGCAATCGCATCAATTAACGGACCTCGACCATAAACTTCACCAGCTGTTTTACTAAACCTGGCAACAATAAACGGACTACTATCCATTTCTCGATATACTAGCTCTTGTTGTTTATATGGCCAGACAACATGATAATGGTATCGTCCTGTTTGTTGATCAAAAATAATAGCATCGAATAGATCTAACTCTTCATCAGGCTTATCATCAATGCACGTTTGCAACTCTGGCGTAACATTTACATCAGGAAACTCGCGTTGAATTGCTTCAGCTTTTATTCGCAACTTGCGATATACGTTATCGACTACTCCGTTAGCACCTTCCTCGATTGCAACCAGGTATTGAGGAACTGCCAGGAACCTAACAGGCGTAACTTCATCCCCTGGCGTAATCATCATAACCGCTGTGCCTACGCAAAGATCTAAAAGAAACTCACCCATTGCCAAGTCAAAACTTGTTTGTCGGAGCTGGTCAAACATAATATCATTGTAAGCATCGAATATTTCCTGGGCTCTGTCTCGTTCCTGTTCTGGAACAGCTGAACCTGGTTCTAATCTACACCACTGACGCATTGGTGGAAACAAACCCGATTGAAGTCTGTTAGCAAATCGTTTTGTAGCTGATACAGCCGTACTATCAAAAACTCTTTGAGTTTTGTTTTTGCCTGGCGTTTTGCCTTCATAATAACCATTATACAAATTTCTTTGTGGCAAAGCAAACTCATAGCAATCTTCATAAATAGAGCGCCATTCTTCTTTTCGAGCTTGCGCCTTTGCTTCTCTTTGCATCACTTCTTTTACATTTAACTTAGGCATTTTGACTCTCATTTCGCTTACTTATAGCCGCTGCTTTTTTCCTGGCATCTGTTTTGGAGGATGCACCCCAGGCGCGGAGGGATAGCAGCAGTCTCGTAGGCCGCCCCTTACTATCACGCTCCGGCCCGGAGTTCCCCGCCATTCTAGCCAGGAAGGACGCTCGGCGAGGATTAGATCCTTTTTTAACTGGTGGCTTTAGATTCGAGCCTGTCTTGCGCTTGAAGTAAGCACGACCAGCTGCATTAAGTCCACCTTTAGGATTTTGATGCGCTTTTTTTACCACTAGATTTTGCTTTTTTCTTTGGGGCTTTACCGCCCTCCCAGGCCTCATTTACTTCGGGAGTAGAAGGGTCATCCGCGACTAGGTGACCCTTCTCATTTCTTGCCCTTTCCGGGTCTGCCTCAACTCTATGAAATACTCTTGGATCGTCTTTAATCTTTGTCATACTAAATTCAAAAGTTTAGCTCTTATTCGAGCTATTCTTTCGCCTCCTTCTCTTTCAAATTTTCTACGCTTTTTAATTCCTTCAGCTCTAAGATTAATAAGCCTATCTTGTTTTTCCTGGGCAGCTTTTTCAGCTGCGGTCGGGCCTCTTGATCCTGATCCGCGATCTGATGCTGGTCTGCCAAAAATATCTTTGCCAAGATTTTTCATAGCTTCCTGGCTACGTTTTTTTCTATCAGGTAACCTGGCATAATAATCTATGCCTCGCTTTTTAATTCCTAAGTCCATCAATAAATCATCTTTGGCTTGTTTTATTCCAAAGGTACTTTTTTTGCTTGCTGTAAATTTTTCACTACCAGGTGGCCCACCGCCAGCTGCTATCTGCATCCCGGTGTATTGAGCGTATCCTTCGTCTATACTTCTAGCATTAGGATTAAAAATAGACTTAAAAGAAAACTTTTTCTTTGGTGTGCTTTTCTTTACCGTAGTTTTTTTAGACGTACTCTTCCTAGATGTGGTTTTTTTAGTAGAGCCTCTACGCTCAGAATACATACCACCAGGTTTTGTATAGCTAAATCGACCCATACTAACCGCCTAGTTTAGAGCGAATATCACTAAATCCTGGGCCTTCTCTACGCAATGGTGAGAATAAAAGCCTCATGCCACCTCTGCGCCTTAGTCTGCGCCTACGCTGCAACTTTTTCATTTCTGTTGTTTCTTCACCTTCAGCCCTGGCTTCAGCTCTTTTTGTTGCGCCTTCGACTGAATCATCTCTTTCAGTAATAGGATCTGTTGCTTTTGCCGCAACTGCTACCGGATCTTCATATGTTCCGGCTGATGCCTCTACAACTGGCTCTGGCGCTGGTGCTGGTGCTGCTGCCGGAGCTGGTTTCTTTTTCTTTTTTAAAATTCCACCCATTTACTCAAATCTCGCCATAGAAAAATAGTCAGCCCCCTCTGGGCCAAACTTTCTTAATTTACACTCTACCTCAAAATGTAGTGCCTTTGCAAACTTTAATGCCACCATATGGTTACATTTTACAAAAATTTGCATCCTTCTGATACCGGATTGACCAATTATGTCGCCTAATATAGCTCGAGCACCGACTAAAGTTGACCTAACATGATCCTCGAGCCCTTCGCCTGGCAAAAACCAGGCTTCGACATGACCAGGCCAAACATCCTTTACCCCGAACACACAAATTACCCGACCTCGACCGATAGCCGCCCAGCTCCAACCATGTTCAGAATTTTCGTAAATGTAATCTAAATAGCCAGGAATATGCTTTGCATACTCCTCTTCGTGCGGTCCTAGCTTTATGCTTAGAAGATGATTGAATTGTAGCGGAACGATTTGCTCATCCGGCCTCATTTTGAACGTAGGGAGCTGTATAAGACCCATCAGAACACGTTAAACTCGCTACTTGCAGTATATGACCCCTGTTGGAAAGTCGCGCCATACGAGCCCCTCCGTAAGCGTCTTTGCTCACCACCGCCTAGCATAAGATAGCCAAAAGCATCACCGCAATGCGAATGTTCATTCTTTACTGGCGCATCTTTAAATCTTTCCTGGCCAGCGCCCAGGCTTTGCCTTTTGAAAAAATACCCACCACTTAGAGATTTTCGCAGCCTCAAACACTTTTTATCAACAATTAGTCCTGGTTTACCGCTAACTAGCCTGGACATTGGGGAAGCTCCGGCCTCGCGCCTGACCTGGAAAGCGTTGCTATCTGTTGGTTGTGCCTTAAATCCTATCGATCTTAGATGATCGAAGGCCGTAACCTCATAGATCTCATCACGTTTATTACCAGCTGGATCTCCCCATATCAGTATTTCATGCTTAGAATATCGTTCTGCTATTCTTCCCAGGAGTTCCTGGCCAAATCGCTCCAGGCCCATGTCAAACGTAACCAGCTCATCGCAAACACGCCACGCACCGCCTTGTGTACGCTGACCAAAGATAGCTGCCGGAGTTAAACCAAAGTCTACACCGATTTGTATTGGATAATATGGATCTACCTCCACATCACCCGACATAAGTTCATCATCATACTCAGGCCAAACTGGTCTACCTTCCTGGACAAATGTATACATTCCCTGGGCATAGCATCGAATCCAATCAACATTCTTACCACCAAGCAGCTGTTGGTAGTAACCTGGTGGCAGATTGTTAGAATTTTCAGCATTTTCATTCACACGCCACCATTTCGCACCAGAAAACACAAAGCCTTGTGCATCAGGATTATCATCCGGCACTTCATCGGGTGA